GCCAATCGCAAGGCGTTTGCTGAGGGTCGTCCTTTCCCCTTCCCTGCCCCTGAGTGCCAATCCACAACCTGGCACATCAGCGACCGCCACTGAGCGGCAGACCGACTAGGATACACACAACAAACACACACAACACCATGATCAGCAACTACAACGGTTGGGCAAACTTCGAGACCTGGAATGCTGCCCTGTGGATTGGTAATGATGAGTTTCTCTACAACACTGCTAAGGCATGTGTAGAGTTCTGCTCTGAAGATGAGACCCCTTGGGATAAGTTCCAACGCTGCATGATGGAGGGGCAGATTGGTCGTTTCATCGGTCAAACTGGAGACGGCGTTGAGTGGGACAACGTGAACATTGATGCCGATGAGATGAATGAAATGATGGCAGATCTTTGACCCATTCTCTACACTAACCACATGACAGACAAGCAACTCAAACGCTTAGCACTTGCCCACGGTTGGATAAAGGAACGCAATGGCAGTAAGCATGAGAAATGGATACACAAATCAGGTAATGTGATGACTATCCCCTACAGACCAAAGGAACACACAGCACGACACATTGCCAAGCGATTAGTTACACTTAGCGCCTGACAGTAAGGTATACGGGGGGACAGTTATTTGCCCCCCTTTGTTGTTACTTAGGGTCGCCAAGCGATTCCAAAAATGGCATACTTCCCTAACCTACAAAAGTATCCAGACGACCGATAAATATATTTGAAAATTGGTTTTTCAAAACCTTGAATTCTAAAAAATTTTCCCAGCAAAAAAATGAGTGAAAACCTTTTCAAAGACTTTACAGGTATTTTAGAAAACTTTGACGCCTTCTGTGACGAGTTTGAATCACGCGCCTCAGAGGCATTCATGAGAGGAGACAATAATAATGGAAACATCGTCAGAGCAGCTACAGAAAAACTTGGAGGAGAAACTCCTAGTGCTGTTACAGAGATTGGAGAGTCTGGAATTGAGAGTGACTCAGTTGGAGAGACCGACGATTGCGTATAGACGCCCAACAGGGAGGGATTACGAAACATTGTCAGACACTCTGGATTATCTTCACAATAATGTCGAAGGAATTAAAAAAGATTTAGCAAGAGTCGCACAGTCAGTCTAATGCCAAACGGAAATATTGCCACACCAGGCACCTTAGATACACTTTCAACATTTGGAACGACGGTATTTCCTCCGTTGGCAATTGGAGGGAAGACTAAGACTATGGAGACGATCAAGACTGGCGAAGATTTTTTTGAGATTATGGATCCTACGGAGTCTGCTGGGACACATCCTCCTGTACCAGGAAGCAACCCAGTGCCACCGTATATTCCAACGCCAACTCAAATTGAGAGACCTTCGATTATTGCCGTACAGAATACTAGTGTATATTTCGAAGGAAATTTAGTAACAGTGTCAGGTGATGGGATGGACTCTGATCCCCCCACAGTACCTACTCCCAGACCATTGACAGAACCAACAATATATCCTACAATACTAATTGGAACACGCACTGTTTAAATTTTATGGCACGAGCAAAAGTTGGTCTGAGTGGTAAGAAGATTATCGAGTCAAAGCCGAAGAAGACTCGTCAAGGATCTTCGAAGCACACTCTGTATTCTGCCACGTCACGTAACAAGGCACGTAAGAAGTATCGTGGTCAGGGTCGTTGATGACCGCATCTCCGAATAACGAAAGCGCCGAGCAAAACTAAATACTTGAAGAGATAGCAACCTCTCTAAAAGTTCTGGAAACAGACTTTAGAGAGGTTTTTTCAATGGGACTATTTCCAGTAGACAAAAGCGAAGAATTTATTGAAGAAGGTATGACACTGATCACCGAAACGGACAGTGATCGCCTTCTAGATGCCGCAGCAAGGCAGCGTAGATCCAAGATGAAGGAAGAACTATACCCACTTCCCGAGAACCGCCTAGAACGCCCTTGTGGAGGAGCGGGCGGATTTGACGATTTTGTAGAGCGTTGGCACGAGTGAATAAATAGAAACAGCCTATTGCTGTGTCTAAATGCCGACCTTTCAGACATTCAAGGATTTGAGTGTTACATTTAAGAAGCATCCTGTTACTGACGATTTGGTAACAGTAAAAGACAAGGCAGCTATCGTTCAGTCGATCTCTGCCTTGCTTCTTACTAGGAAGGGCGAGCGTCCGTTCCAACCCCAGTTAGGGTGTGGTATTCAGAATGTATTATTTGAACCACTAGATTATGCTTCTGCTGCGATTATCAAAACAGAAATTGTTGATGTATTGAACAGATACGAACCAAGAATTAGTGTAAATGATGTACTTTGTGTGCCTGATTACATGAATAATGGTTATGATGTTGAATTGTATTACACCATTGTCGGTAGAGACGACGACACACCAATAGCGGTAGAATTCTTTCTAGAGCGTACACGATAATGCCTTATACTCAGGTTGCTAACTTAGACTTTGAAGATATCAAAACAGCTCTGAAAGAGTATCTCAGAGCACAGTCGGACTTCACTGACTATGATTTTGAAGGATCTGCGTTATCGACGCTGATCGACACACTCGCTTATAACACCTACTATACGGCGTTCAACACCAATATGGTGGTCAATGAACTATTCATTGATTCAGCGACCTTGAGGGACAACGTAGTAGCGATTGCGAAGCAATTAGGATACAGACCTAAGAGCATTACGTCTCCTACGGCATATATTTCTTTTACAGTTACTTATAGCAATCCCACATCTGATACTGAACTTTTCTTGAAGAAGGGCACTGGGTTCATTGCTTCTTATGACAACAACATCTATCAGTATGTTGTGACCGATGATGTCAAAGCACAAGTATCAAACCAAACTGCAGTTTTTGAAAATGTTCCTGTTAGAGAGGGAACGCAACTAGTCAGTACGTTTACTGTCAATACTTCACTCAAGTCACAGAGATTTGTACTTGACAATAGAAATATTGACACCAATACCATTAGAGTCAAGGTATTTCCAACTGGTGGATCGTTTAGTGAACCATATCTTGTAGCAGATAATATCTTAGGAGTTGATGCTAATTCGAAAGTCTTTTTCTTAGAGGAAATTGAAGATGAAAGATATGAATTGTTATTTGGAGATGGTGTTCTAGGCAAGAAACTTGATAACGGCGCAAGAATTGAAGTTTCTTATATCACCACATCTGGTCCAGAGTCTAATGGTGTTAGAACATTTGTATTCTCTGGTGTCCTAGAAAATCCCGATGGTGTTTCTCCAAACTCTTTCAATGTTACTATCAATTCGACAGTAGCATCATCTGGTGGTGAGGATATGGAATCTACCACCAGAATCAAGTACAATGCCCCTAAGGCATATGGCACACAGGACCGCGCTGTAACCGCCCAGGACTACGCTTCAATCGTTCGTAGGGTATATCCTGCCACCAGTGACATCATCATCTTTGGAGGCGAAGATCAGGACCCTCCAGAGTATGGTAAAGTATTCATTGTATTGAAACCAGAAGACGCTTCTTACATTACTTCTTTAACAAAGCAAGAAATTATTAGTGAACTGGAGAAATATGTTGTTGCTTCGGTAGAACCTGTTATTGTTGATCCATCTATTCTTTATGTTGAAGTACATAGCAAGATTTATTACGACCGTAACGTTACTGATCAAACTCCAGCACAAATTAGAGATAAAGTAATCGGTTCTGTTCAAGATTATATCGACACATCAGACACAGAAAAGTTCAACGGTAAATTTAGATACAGTAAATTCATTGGTGTAATTGATGATGCTGATCGCAGTATCAACTCTAACCTAACTGAAGTTACAATGAGAAAGGATTTCTATCCACAACTCAATTCTACATTTTATTATGAGATTTGTTTCCAGAACGAATTTGATGAGGATTGCGACGGTCCAACTCTTTCTACTACTGGTTTTAGGGTCACTGAATATCCTAACTTTGATGTCTATCTTGAAGATAGGGATGGCAAAATTGTCCTATATAGACTAGACACTGTAACTGGTGAAAAAGTTGTCCTCGACAAGGAAGTTGGGGATATTGATTATGTAAAAGGTGAGTTGAGAATGTACAATTTGACTATTATCAAGGGTTCATTCTTTGATAATAGAATCTCAGTTAGAGTAAAACCACTATCTAATGATGTCAAGGCACTCCGCGAGGTCTATCTTGATGTTGATGTAGCGAATTCAAGTTTCACCGCATATAAAGAGTAAGTAAATGCC